ATGAAAGAGTGGGTATTTATTATATCCCCAAGTTGGTGTGCTGATATGGAATACCGCATCAAACCTGAGCCGAAGCCAGATTTTGTTTATTGCGCATGTTTTGATTTTGATGCACTAGATGAGCATAAAATTATGATGACGGATTTAACAATACATAATGATAACTACTTTTCATATCCTTATAATCACAACCTAAAACTAACCTTCGACGGAGAAACTGGAAAACTTAAATCAGCCGAGGTGATTAATAATGATTAACCACGAAGAAATCGCCCGCCATCGTGCTGAAATATCGGAATGGTCGCGCGGGAATTTGTTTAGAAATATTTTTTTTCAGGCTATGACGCTATTATGGGAGAGTCGTGATGTCAGGTAAATACACGCCAGGCCAGTTGCAATCAATGGCAATTCAATTCAATCAATATTACTCTGTTGGTGATCCTCGTGCGGTTTTTATGATTGAAATGCTGGCAGCCGTTACAAATAACACTGAGCAAGAATGCTTAGAAAAAATCAATAAATTAGCTATGGGTGAATCGCTATGAATCCACTAAGTACCCAAATCGGCGGCACTCACTACGCCAGTCTTAAATATCAACCAATCGAATTTGCAACAGACGCAAAACTAACGCCATGCCAGTTTTCAGTGGTTAAATATGTTACGCGCTACAAGGATAAAAACGGATTGCAGGATTTGCAGAAGGCGATGCATTTTTGTGATATTGGGGCGCGGATTGATGGAAAGCAAACGGATGATGATACGGCTTGGTTGAGTGCGCTGGTTTATAGGTATGTGCAGGAGAATGAGCTATCGCCAGAGCAGGATGCAGCGATCTCACAAGTTGTCATGAATCGCGATTATGCGGCGGCTAAGCGGGTTATTGAGTTTATGGTGGGGGAGTATAAATGATCGAACAATTAATAAACCAAATTTCTCAACTTTCACTAGATGAAAAAATTGAGGCTATCAATAAAATTAAATTAAAACTGCATGAAATTAGCCCATTTAAAAACGAGCCTGTAGACTGCGTTTTATGGGTTAAAAACGATCAGGTACATGCTAATGATTACAACCCAAATTCGGTAGCGCCACCAGAAATGGAATTGCTACGTTTATCAATTGACGCTGATGGATATACTCAGCCAATTGTGTCAATGCCTAGCGATGGTCGATATGAAGTTGTTGACGGCTTTCACCGTCACAGGGTAGGAAAAGAAATTCCACAAATAACTGAGCGTGTGCATGGATATTTGCCATTAGTTCAGATTCGTACAAGCCAAGAAGATAAATCTAATCGTATGGCTTCCACTATTCGACACAATCGCGCACGTGGTGAGCATAAAGTTGATTCAATGGCTGAAATTGTCATTGAGTTAAAGCGTAGATTTTGGTCAGATGAAAAAATCGCTAAAGAATTGGGCATGGAACCTGACGAAGTATTGAGATTAACTCAGGTAACAGGCTTAGCGCTATTATTCAAAGATCAAGAATTTAGCGCGGCATGGGAAGCAGACACATTGCGCGACATTGAGGGTGAAGATGAAATCGAATGATGATGGAATATGGCATCCTTACTGGCTGTGGGAAGAAATTAATTACAATATGTGGGGTGATGTTGAAAATAAAAAACAATGGCTACAATCAGCAATAGAATTTACAGGAAACCATATTTTATATGGTGAGTGGATGATGAATGTTGCTAATAACTGGAAATACTCATGCGAGCATCATCTAACAAAATTAGATACCAACAGAAAAGCGTGGATTGGTCATGCTGCCGTTGCTTTTGCGATTCAATGTCCAGAGGATATTGTTAGGCAAGCATGGGGATTTTTAACCGAACAGCAACAGATAGACGCAAACAATCAGGCGCTTAATGCGATTAACTATTGGGAGGAAAATTATGCCAAAAACATACATGGAAATTGATGTGCTAACGGCAGCGCAACAAAGAATTGAATGGACGTTTGATAATTTTGATAAAATATATTGCTCGTTCTCGGCAGGTAAAGACTCAGGCGTTATGACGCATCTTGTTTGCGAAGAAGCGCGCAAGCGCGGGCGTAAAATTGGCTTGTTTTTTCTTGATTGGGAGTGCCAATTCACGCATACAATTGAGTTTGCAGAAAAAATTTATTATGAATACTCTGACTGCATTGTGCCTTACTGGATTGCATTGCCAATTAAAACATGGAACGCATGCTCAACTCATGACCCTGAATGGACTGCTTGGGATCAATCTAAGCGCAATTTATGGGTTAGAGAACCTAGTAAAATATCCATTACAAATCCAGAATCAATGCCTTTTTGGTATGAAGGTATTATGTTTGAGGAATTTGTACCTACATTTGGTCAATGGCTAGCTCAAGGTGAAAAGTGCGCGTGCTTTGTCGGCATTAGAGCGCAAGAATCGTTAAACCGTTTTCGCACGCTTGCCAGAGAAAAGCCAATGTACGATAACAAGCCATTTACAACAAACGTTGTTGAAAACGTTTGGAATGTTTACCCGATTTACGATTGGGATACCTCTGACATTTGGAAATATCACGGAAAAACAGGAAAGTCATATAACAAGCTTTACGACAAAATGCACCAAGCTGGATTGTCTATTCACCAAATGCGAATATGCGAGCCTTTTGGAGATGAAAGCCGCAAAGGATTATGGTTATATCAGGTAATTGAGCCATCTATTTGGGCGCGCTTGGTTATGCGTGTTAATGGTGCAAACACTGGGAAAATGTATTCTAATACTCGCGGCAATGTTATGGGCAATCACACGATAACATTGCCAGAAGGACACACATGGGAATCTTTTGCAAAGTCAATACTTGAAAGCACCCCGCCAAAAACAAAAGAGCATTACAAAAATAAAATTGCGGTATATATTAAATGGTGGATGAATCACGGATATGAAAACGGAATACCTGATGAAGCGCCAATTAAAATAGAAAATGCTGGCAAAGCGCCATCATGGCGTAGGGTTTGCAAGACTCTATTGCGCAATGACTACTGGTGCAAATATTTAGGATTTAGCCCGACTAAAACATCCGCTTACACTAAATACACAGATTTAATGAAGCGTAGGCGTAAAGACTGGAATATTTTTAATGACATCTCCGCGCAATAGCAGTTAAACTACCACTAGGCTAGACGCGATTAGCTATCGTCGTGACAAGGGGGCAACCCGTGATGCGCCCCTGCATAAATTAAAATTTGCTTACATAAGTTATTTGCAGTATTATAAAAATGCTGGTTTCAGCATAACATTTTTTATATAGAAGGATTTCTATGAATGCGTATCTTAATGGCGCAATTACGTCTGCAATGTCTCATTTTGCAAAGTACATGCACAGCCATAAAACAATTAAATTAGCTAAGCAATATTTGCCTTATGCCATTTATCCTCGCGGCGAAGGTGTAACGCCATCTCACATAGTATTAAACAGGGAATATAAACCAATTGGATTCCCTACATCAGAAAACTATCATTTCAATTATGCCGACCCTATGTTTGATGTATTTAGCATCAATATAGAATCTTCAGATAATAAGCCTATTTTTTTATATGGCGGGATACATATTCCGTGGCTATCTAAATTAGAAGCCGAATCATATAAGCAAAAAGTGTTTGCTATTATCTGGAGATCTTCACATGGCAAATAAATACACCGAACAAGATCTGCAAAATGCGCAGGCTAATATTGTAGACACTATTTCACGATTTATTCAGCTTAAAAAAAACGGCGCTGATTATTCTGCTTGCTGCCCGTTTCATGATGAGCAGACCCCTTCATTTACTGTATCTGATAAAAAGGGATTTTTCCACTGTTTTGGTTGTGGCGCTCATGGCGATTCAATTGATTTCGTCATGCAATATGAAGGGCTACCATTCCCTGATGCAGTGCAGCGCATTATTGGTAATTTGCCAGATGCAGGACAAGCACAATCAACGCAGCGCACTAAAACACACAAACCAAAGCCAGCGGTATGGCAACCTTTATTAAAAGCAAAATCGACAGCAACTGAATCTGACTTTTTACATCGCAGACACGGCAAGCCAACGCATGTATGGGAATACCGAAACCAAAAAAACGAACTCACTGGCTATGTGTGCAGGTTCCCTATCACAAAACCAGATGGAACGATTGGCAAAGAAACATTGCCGCTTGCATGGTGCGTAAATAGCGAAACTGGCGCTATCGAGTGGCGTTTCTTAGGTTTCGGAATTCCACGGCCTTTGTATGGATTGCAGAAACTCGCAACAAAAAAGCCTGTGATTATTTTTGAAGGCGAAAAAACAGCAGACGCAGGACAGAATTTTTTCAAGGCTGCTAATACGCTTACATGGCCTGGCGGTGGTAATGGCGTTAACAATGCTGACTTTATGCCACTGGCAGGCGAAGATGTCACGCTTTGGCCTGATTTTGACTGGCAAATAGACGTTAAAACAGGAGAGTTAATACCTGAGCATAGCCAGCCAGGAATTAAAGCCATGCGCGCAGTTTATGAAAAGATTAAAGACATTGCAAACTCTGTCCGCATTGTTAAGCCATCGCGCGACTTTCAAGATGGATGGGAT